TATCAGCAGAAACTAATAACCTTGCCTGTATCTCTCTCTTCCTATCCTCTAGCCTAGAAAGAAACACCTTGTCTTTCGCTAATCTACCAACAGTTTTGTCGATAGACTTGGTAGCATACCCAGATTTTAAAGCAAGCTGAATCCAACTCTTAGACGGATTGGTAATTATCTGGTCAATAAAAATATCTTGCTTAGTAAATTTCTTACCAAGCATTGTAGTTTCTACATCTTGCTTATCCATATCCTGCCCTTATTGATAGAGTTTTTGGTACTGTATTAACTGCCTTGGCTCTCTTATCATACCAATCAAGAAGCTTTACCATGCACTCACGAACTGGTGGGTAGTTAGACTTAACAGCTTCTCTGCAATCACCCCACACCTTAAGAATAGGCTCTTCTGTTTGTGGTTTATTCCTACTAAACCATTCCCTTAAAATTACAGAGGCATTCTTTCTTCTCTTTTCTTCTTCAAAGATAAACCTGCATCCAATTTCTTTTCTCATTCTATTCCGCAAGTCTTCATCTGAACATAAAAGTATTACCCTTTCTACCTTATTGCTACGCAGAAAATCTTTCATCTTAGAAATAAAACTTGGAGACAAACGCCCCATCATTTCATCAAACAAATGATACTCGCCTCGCCTCATACGACAACCTGCTATAACATAGGCACTCGTATGGTCATCATTACCAAGAAACATTGATGCCATTACACTATCGCATGGGTAATGCTTACCCTTCAACTGAAGAGCAAGACCACCAATGTGATTGGATATCTTAGTATTTTGAACTTCCATGCATGTCTACACGATGAGCGTGGTTGCTAGTCTCTGTTGAAATGTTATGAACATTAGCCGCACGATCATCCATCTTCTTGTGTCCTTCGTGTGAACATATAATGTTAGTTTCAAATTCTTCCCCATCACCATTGGTCAAGGTGTTGGGTGCAACATAATTTTCTACTGGTAGTCCTTGCTCTTTCATAATACTCTCCTAGTATCTTGGTGGTTTAGGTTTAGATTTCTTTTTCGAGTCTATCTGTAACATAAAAATCTCCTTAATTATCTGGTGGCAAGCCAAGCAGAACACTGATCCATTCTTTTTGATCTTGGTTCTTGGATGGATGCAATTCCCTTCAAATGGCATACCCATTTATTATCCCACCTTAATTAACAACATGTCTGGACATATCAAAACTGTCCACCTTATCAGCCATCCAGTTAGAGGACAGCATCTTAAATAAATATTTAACAGCATCAATGCTATGATTATTTTTGTCTATCATTGTTTCCTTTAAGTTTCTACTCTGACCAGTGCTAGTAGTCCATTCATTATAACGCCATTGAGACATCTCATTCCAGTGGTTTATACAAGACTTGGTTATCCTGTATCTCGGTTGCCAGTTCTTGTTCTTCTTCTCAAAACCATTCCACATTTTCTCGTTAATAAGTTCTGCAAATTCTGTGTCACCACCTCTTGTTCCTTTGAGAAAATGAATGCCTTGTTCACTAAACAGTTGAGCCATGCTCACCAGATCGCCACCATCCCCACGCTCCTGTGTCTTAGACCACATACTAGGATCAGCAACAATCCATTCTAGATTGTCAAAATATTTATAGCTTTTAATTGCTTCAGATGTTGCGATGTATCCTGATTTCTTTTTGTAAAACTCATGTACTGCATAGTAAGAATCACTTATCTTGTCGTATGCAACAACCATAAAGGCTGTTGTTCCCCTGCCTGCGTAGTCAAACCCACCATACAGCTTCCATCTTTCTGGTATTACATCATACGATGGTATATATATTCTCTCTTTATGCTTATCCATACATGAAAAGACAAGCTGACCACCCTGTGCATTGAAGTCAATCTCCATTTCCCTTCGCCACTTAGCACCGCTTGTACCACCAGGATAACCTATTAAAGACTTAGCCATCCAGTTAGCACCGCCCTTAGTGTTAGGGTCTTTGTCTTCATCAGCAGAATAGTGAACACGCAATACACGCACACCATCCTTCGTCATGTAGTCATCAATTCCCTTCATTGCTAATATGTTTTAGATGGAAATTTAACTTCTCTTTCACCACGATGATTTCTTATCATCGCATTTAAATATAATTTTGTTTTCTCATTTGAAACCCTTCTTAATCTTCTGAACTCTCGCAGTAACTGAGTCTGAAATTCTGGATGCTTCTTCCACTTATGGAAAATCATTTCGGCTCTTGTTCTAGGGTCGCCTTCCCTTCCAACATGATACCAGAACTGAGGGTTCTTTAGTTTACCGACAGATGCCTTGTATGATTTAGCATCAATTATTCTATTCATCAGTCGTCTTTTTTTATCCACAGTTATATCAAGACTACGCACATATTCTGTAGCTCTTTTAATTAACCTGTTAGCATCAGGAGTAAGACCACGAGTCTTCCCTTGAGGTGGATCAACTTCATTCAACTTGCCAAGATACCCATACAGATTTGCGTTTATCTCTGCATCTTGTTCATTGTTTTTAGTGCTTACCAATCTTCCAATTTCAATGTCATCCCTGTCTTCACCAGGGGTCATCTCAAAGAACCTGTGAACACCTGGAAGTATTTTAAGAGTCTCTCTTATGTCGGCTCCAATTCTCCTATCAATATCATTCAGTTCTTCATCACCAAATAATTCTTTTTCCAATCCATTAAACTCACCAATGCCAGCGTTCCACATAGAACCAACAAGCTTGACAAAAGAATTACTGGTAACAAAAAATGTATTAAAAACAAATGCTATCCTAGCAGGAGAAAATGGTTCTGCTGGTATAAGCCCACCGAACTCAGGAAATTTTTCATTAAGCCAATCAACAGACATGCTTAAGAATGGATGATCGAATGGAGTTCTCCCTAAATATTCAGAACCCAAATTATCTTTTGGTTCACCTGGGACTACAGGTTTCCACCCATATGTATCTATATTACTAAGGTATCCTAGAAATGCTTTAACTGTGGGAGGCATGGAAAGATTTGGAACACCTTGCAAAATTCCCTCACGATATACTTTCACTCTTCTGTTGGCATACTTATCTAAAACTGTCTCACCATTACCATATCCCATGCTTCTTAATGCAGCTGACATCATAGCCCCTGCCATATTGGCAACCATAGTTTGCCCCTGATCTAGCGGAACTTTAAACATTCCCATTATACTATTGCCAGCCTTATCTTTATCTTTCAGAAACGGCAATGGAATAATTAGGTTTGAATCTCTAGCATTATCATCCATCTTCCCATATTCTTCAGGCCAATAGATTAAGTTTGCCATAATAGAAGATGTCATGATTACAAAAAACTGAGCCATCTTTCCCCATGCAACAATATTCCCTTCATTAATAATATACTTACTACCATGAGTATGATAACCAGTACCACCCTTGCCCATCAAAGTTTCAGCCAACCCTGTAGTCGCAATAATAGAAGCATTAAGATACGGAACAACAGTATCGGCAACCTTTACGCTACTTCCACCTTTAGAAAAATCTAAATAACCTCTCGCTATCCAAGTAGCTTCTTCTCTCATCTCCTGAGTCACAACACCATTGTTCTTCGCTGCTCTATTCATAATAGCCTGCTTCCTCAAGGCTAATCTTACCCATAGTTCAGTCTTAGAACCAACAAAGGATGCCATGTTTTTAAATTTCTGCCACCGAGATTTACTCTCGTTATGTTTCCATGCCCTACCACCAAACTCCCCTTGTTGTGTGAGGAAATCCATCATGCCATACTCTTCTAGATATTCTCTGGCATCACCTATTGGGTCTTCCCCCCTATGCCAAACATCTTTACGAGTTTCCCACATTCTCTTTGCCATTTGAGGAATCGCCATTGGAACCCAGTTAGAATACTCCCTAGTTCTAAACCAAGAAAACATTAAGTCACGAGGCAAGTTAGTAATAGCAAACTCTGGATTATACCCAGTAGCCCCAGCTCTTACAATGTCAGCACCAGACCATGTTCTAAGCATTTTAGCTGTACTATGAGCCAATGTACTTTCAGATTCCAGCCAACTTTTCCCAAACTCTAATGGCATTTTCATTCTATACTTCTTGCCATTAACATATGCGTTTATCAGCTTGAAGTTGTCACCAACTTTTTCTTCCGCATCTACATCAACAATGCTAATTAATCCTGGCACTTCGTTAGCTTTAGAAGCATGATACAATTCCACATTAGCTTTATTCCTAGCTATCCTTAAATGCAACTTGGTAATATATTCTTTTAAAATATTAGCAGAATCCATATTAATAGAGCCTGTACTACCAGTTGTTATTGCAGCAAGATTATCAAATGTAATGTCTGGATCAAAAAATTTCAGGTACTGCCTTGGGGAATAATGACCAACAGATTTAAAATGAAGGTAATCATCTGATGTAATAAGACCCTCTAGATACATAGTTTCTAGTTGCTCTTTATAAACATTAAAGTATTCAACAGCTTTATTGTGCAGTCTTGTATAAGCAGTAGGGTCTTTCTCTTTCATCTCATCAAGAAAAGCTTGTTGTTCTACCGCACCCTTATTTCCAGGATGAAGTATCTCACTTTCTCTTAGTATTCTGTCAACCTCTCCAGACGAATGAAGAATAGCTTTATCTCTATCTAAAAATTCTGTTGGAATCTTGCTTTGTTTCTTAGGGTTATTCTTATCTTTAACAAAACTTAATGTTACATAGCTTCCTTTGTTCTTTGGTGTGTAAGATTTATCCTTCAATAACTTTCTTAAGATACGAAGCTCTGTTGAATTACCAGTATCAAAAACCCTAAACGCTCCTGTCTCATCACCAGTTAACTGTTTTATCTCACGCCTAGCAACAGCAACCTTGTTCTTATCTATAGCAATAATACGCAGAGCTAACACAACTTCATTAAAGTTAGACTCTTCTCCTTCTTTCATATCACCATAGATATTCCTCAAATGCTTTTGAGCTTCAACCATACCCATCGCAGAACCACCAGTAGAAACCTCCATCTTTCTGATAATTCTTTCAGCCCAAACTGCTGGAAGACTATCACGAATAGCTTTCTTTATAGGGGCAAGCCTATCGGTTAAATGCTTTTGCATAGTTACCCAAGAAAGACCGCCACGATCTTTAGTTGCTTTATCTGTTGCTTCGTGATGCTTTTGGTTATCTGACCTGACATCACTCTTCCATACAACATCATCGTTATCCCACTTACTGCATGTTGATTTCTTTTTTTTAGCCATTATAGTAGTTCACAAGGAGGTTTTATAATGTCGTCATTAACATTGTCTTTAACAGGATTTCGTAACGGAGATTGACCTACTTGAGCATCATCATTGGGTGTTTCATTTTCCCCAGATTCATTCATGCCTAGAAGGGCAGATGTTATAACGTCTGCTGTTCGCTGTGCTTTTGGCATAGCCGTTACCCTTTTAATACCAGCAAGCTTTTGCTTATCCAAGTCTCCCAACCCTTTAGTGTTTTCCAATCTTTCTTGTTCGGCTACAAGACTATTGAACATATTTTCAGCGTTCTTAACAGCTTGCTCGGTTCTTTTAATTGCTTCCTTTTTGTTTTCACTTATTACTTTTTCAGCCCTTGGTTTTTTAGCTTCAGCCTCCATCTCTTTTACCAAGTCAGAGTAGAACTTAGCGGCATGAACTATCTCTTCTGATGTAGCTGGTTCTAATTTATCCATACCCATCGGCCCACCAAAAGTAGCTTGACCTATAGCATATTTTTTACCCGTCTGAGGATCAATAGTTGAAGTTGTAGTAGGCCATTCATATTCATCAACAAATTTTTCTTGTTCACTATCCCATCTCATACCTATTACCTTCAATGGATAAGCTTGCTCCATCCCCATCCTTTGGATGAATGCTTCTCTCATTGAGTCGGTCATAACACCACCCTGTCTCACAAGACCAAGCCTACGATCATCAGAATCTATAGGAGAATTTGGGTCATATTTTAATTTAATAGGGGCATCACCTATCTGTGTTACTGGCGGTGCTTTAGACTCAATCTCTTTTATGAGTTCAGAAGTTGGCTTGTAAAAGCTTTCATATCCAGGCTCACCTCTAGATGGAGAACCTAAGTATTTTTTAATACCCCATTGAGTAGCAAAAGGATCAACCCCAGTATAATACTGTCTCTGATCTGCAACGTATTTACCAAGAGAGTCACCTATCAAATTGTCCACCTCTTCTAATGTAAGCCTAGCCCTATACACAGCAGCAGTATTAAAATGGTAGTGCTTAACTTTTTCTAAACCCTCAGAATCTTTAGTTAAGACTATAGTGCCAACCAACTCCCCTTCCATAGTCCTGTCCTCTGCTATAACACGAACCTCTTTTGTGTTACCAGAGGAATGAACCTCTAATTTTATATGTCTTTTAGGATCATCTTTGTGAACCAAATCACCTGGAAAATGCTTATGACCATAGTAAGTTGGGTAAGGCCGCCCAGTTATTGGGTGTCTTGTTTCGCCAGTATCTATTACCTGAGCCATACTTGGAGATATTTCTTTCAATCTCTCCTTCCCATCAACGAACTCCCTTACATAAGAACGAACAACTTTACCGCTTGGGTCTACCTGATTAATAACTCCTTGCAGTGCAGTGTTATTTTCAAAGTTAGTTCTTTCCTCATCAGATTTAAAACTCATGTCTATAACCCTATCAAGAACAATGCGATCATAGTAGTCTCTTCCTTCTTTTGCTCTTCTTGATTGTTCATTTGTCATTTTCTGGATGGCACGTCTACTATAAAAGTCAACTTCTTCCTCAGTCATTTCATCCTTAACTTTCATCTCATTCATTATATGCTTCGGCACACCAGTAATTCTTTTGATAGTAGTTGGTCTACCCATCTCGCTAAAGACAACACGCCACCCAGAATTTTGAGAATCTAGAACAGCCCTACTGTACTGAGTCATCCTTAACGCTCTCTGCATTGGTGGCAATTCATCTGACATTCTCAATGGATTCTCTGTATGCATATAAACATTCTGAGGCTCATAAACAAATTCCATCTGTGGTATGGGTTGCCCATCTGAACCTATGGCCTCCCTTGAAATCCATTTATCCGTTGTCATCTTATGCCCCTTGTAATCAACAACGTCTTCATTCCTGATATTTTTAGTAGGAACTTTCTCAACAACTTTCTCGTATGTTGGCCTTGACATATTAAATGGAATAGCTATGCCAGATTCAACCTCTTCGTACACGTCATAACCACGCCTCTTTGTTTCTTCTTTATCAAGAACCTGCTCCTTCTTTCTTTGTCCTTTATTAATCCACTTGTATACGGCATACCCTCTTTTGTTTGTTTCCTTTACATCTAAAATCTGGGTAGAAAGAATTTTTCTTTTGTCATAATATTTCTGCAACTTCAAATATCTTTCCTGTGTCGTCAAGCTCTTGTCATAAATTATTTCTTCAACTTTCTTTTGGTCAGCTTTCTCTACATATAAATCTTTGACATATACATCTCTCGGAAAATCTTCCGCACGAACAAATTCTTCAGTACCAGCAGGTTTGCCTTTGTCATTACCTTCTAAATATCTAATCTTATATTCTTGTTTCCAAGCAAGAGGAGCATTAGGGTCAGCCCTTCCAGTATGTACCTCCATCTCCTTACTTTCATAAACAACTTCTGTTACCATTTTGTTTCTAATTGTTTCACTCGGAACTTCCCTAACTACAATCTTTCCGTCATCTCCTATTTTTGCTACCTGTTTAATAACAGTTTTAGTTTCTGGGATAAACACACGAGATTGTTTCATCTCATATAATACATTCCCTTCGGTGTCTGTCTCTTCAACAGCTACACGATTAGTTTTGAATATTCTTTTTCCCTTATCGTTCACACCAAGGGGTGTCTTAACTGTTTTATATTTATATATAGGATGCCCAGCCTTAACCATAGCTCTTAAAATTTCCCAGTCTTCTTCTGGTTGGCTTTCTATGATTGCATCAATGTCAGTATCAGGGTCAAGCAAACCTTCTTTGTCTATTAAAACCTTAAGCTTTGTTTTCTTAACAAACTTCTGTCTCCATCCACCAACAATACTGTCTTCTCTTGTCGGACTATAATCACCAGGTCTAAACTGTAACTGTTTTGCTCTTTCTACATCGACTAAATCAGCATCAGACTCCAAGCCAAAAGAAACAAGCTCATCATTAAGAACAGCGTAATCTGCGGCAGTTAAAACCTCATCATTACCTTCACCCATAACGTGCTGTTCTAGTAATTGTGCAATAATATCCCTTTGCTCATCATCAACAGCATAGCCAGTTCTATGGAACAAGCCAACAGCACCAATAAAATTATCTTCATCAAACATTTCTTTAAGAAGATTCGTCATGTTTGTTCTAGCTTGTTTGACCTTTTCAGACTCAAGCTTAAATTCTTCTTCAGTAAAATCTTCAAAGAGATTCGGCTTTAAATTCTTTACATCAAACCCATCTTTCCTTAATGCATTATAATATCTCTCGTAAGCAGAAAGAATAGCAGGCATCTCACCTTTCAACTTGCTGTCTATTTCTTTTGCCAAGTTAGAATCTTTTATACTAATTTCCTTGTCAGCTTTGTCCCTAGTAATTTCTTTTGATTTGACTTTTATATCTTGTTTACTGCGAAATTCTTCTAGCTCTTTAATCTTGTCATTGATAAACTCCCTCATTCTTTTCTTAGCCTTGGTGATTGAACCGCCACCCCTGCTAGGATCGCCAACAAGAAACTTAGTTGCTCTTCTGAAATTTCTTACATAGTATTCATCGGAAGCAAACTGCTGGTAAGGAATACGCTTTAGCTTACGCTTGTCTGTTCCATATTCAGCTTGAAGCCAATTAGCATAATCCTGAAGTCTCTTTATATCCTGTGCATCTTTTAAGGATAATGCAGAACTGCCAGCTCCCTTATAAACAATACTTCCCTGTCCTTTCTTATGATCCTTACCCATAAATTCGTTCACAATTTTATCTGCATTAGGATCAAGAAAGACTTCCTTCCCTTGATTTAATAAATCTATTCTATTAAGAATCCTCGTATACATAATGTCCATATCTTCTGTGGATAGATGAGGGGAAGGATCAATCAACCCTTTCTCTGTACCAAACACATCAAAGATAACGGAGCCATCTTTATTCTCTATGTAATTTGTGGGGATAGCATCAACATTATAAAGCAAGTTGCTTTGGGGATGCCTCAAGTCAAAATCCGAAACACTCTTAAACAACTTGTCCATTAACATTTGATTAGGGGTATGATAACTAATAAACATCTTGGCAAGATCGACAATCTCATCATCATATTGAGGCTCTGGTTTTCTCCCCTCTTTCGGATCGCCCTTGTCAGGGTAGGCAATCTGGAAAAGTCTTATCGTATCCCAGTTCGGCCCTATGAGTTTTGACAGCTTGCTCCTTATGTAGCTTTTCTCTGCCCTTTCAATTCTGATATGTTCTTTAGAACCATAAAAAACTGGCTTATATGAAAATGTTCCATCACTTAATTTTGTCTCAACAATACCTGCCTGACCAGACATAGTTTCCAGAGCCATCTGCCACTTAGTCATGAAGTCATTATCTTCTTGATCTTTCTTTTCTCCCTTCTTGAGCTTATTCCACTTTTCTCTTATTGCAATTATTCTATTCAGGTAAGCTTCTTTAAGAAGATCATACTTCTCGCCCCTAACCAAAGCATACTTCCCATCTGTCGCATACAATTCTCTTGCACTAAGCTGTCCAGTTTCACTTGCGGAAGCCGCTAATACTTTTTTATGAAATTCTTCTTTAGCTTTATCTATAGCTGTTGGGTTAGCCCTTCTATATTCAGCGGCTTTAGCATATAGAAAATTAACAATCTCTTCCCTCTTCGCATCTTTCTTATCGAACCCAAAAAATGGATGATTAACCACCATCAACAAGCTTTTATTGGGATTGTTCTTTTGATGTATACGCTCATTTATCATGTCGCTTTTAGTAACATTAGCAACAATATTTAAAAGTGCCTCACCAACCTTTTTCTCTTTGTCTGTTTTTGCTTTTAGTTTAGGCTCTGGTTTAGCCTTGGCTTCGGTAGGTTTTTTATCTGCCTTGGTGGGTTCTTTCTTATCAGCCTTCTTTTCTGTGACAGGTTTAGAAGCATCAAGCTTTGCCTGCTCGTCTTTATTTTTCTTTTTGTATGACTTTATTCGGTCATCATACTTTTTAATTTCTCCATCTATCCTTTCTTTTGCTTCAGCTTTCTTTTTTTTACTTGCCTTAGAGTTTTCTGATTTTTTTAAAGACGACTTTAGTTCGGCAATTTTTTTCTGTGCGTTGGGAATATGTGTTTTATTTCTAAGATTAATACCTTTTTGAATCTTTTTCTTTTCTGCTTCCGACAACACCTCTTCTTCTGGGCGTTCAATATCAGGCTTGACTTTTAACTTCGCTTCCTCTAAGTTTTTTTCTGCCACAAGAACAGCTTTGTCAAGCCTATCCCAATCTGCTTTTATATCGGGGTCTACATTAATACCATCGACACCTGCACTAACCTTGTTATCAGCAATGGCTTGCCTCCCAAAGCTTTCAAATTCTTTTCTAGCTTTTGCCAAAGCTTCTTCGGCTTGCTGTACTTCTAAATTAGCTGGGGCTTCAGCAGTAGGCTTAGGCTCGGCAGTCTTAGCAACCTTTGCCTTCGGCTCTGCTTTAGGTTTTTCTACTGTAGGCTTTGCTTCTGCTTCCTCATTTGCTGCCAATATAGCCTCAAACAAAGAACCACCCTCTTTATTCTTATTAGAGAATCCTTTTATTTTATTCTTTGAAAGGTTTACTTGAAGCTTGGAAGATGCATCCTTTCCAAATGTTTCTTGTATGTATGACCATGTATTTTTATTTGGGTCAGATAGTTCATTCTTTAACTCATCATATGTGGTTACACCATAAGCCTTCTTGAATTTTCGTATTATTTTCTTTTTAGTTTCAGAAAACCCTTCCATACTTGGGTCATCAGGAGGGTCGTCATCAACAATCTTTTTTCTTTCCTTTGCAACTTTCCTTTGATCTGCGTCTTGAGCATAAGGATCATCAGTCTCCTGTGGTAATTTCTTTTGTTTTTCTTCTTTTGCAAGATCAATAGCTTTTTGTAAATTTGTAATAGACTCTAAGCTAACATCATTATTTTTAGCTATCGTTTCAAACGAATCTCCCTGTTCAAACTCAAGACCAATAGCTTCTAAGCTGTCACCTATGTACGCCTCATTACCCTGTGTGGTAAATGGGGATGTCCCTATAAATTTCTGTTTCCCCTCATCCCACCTTTGAGCAGAAGCTATAAAAGATTGGGCTTCTTCTTCTTGTTGCCCTAGCTGTTGAAGAGAAGCAACCCTACGGCTGTCCACTTCTTCTTGGCTCATTTTTCCTACATTAGTATAGCCACTAAAAACAGGGCCAGAAGTAGTACCACCAACCAATCCACTAACCGCAGCTTCTGGAACACCTTTGAAACTTAATCTGTCTGGTGATTTGCCAGAAATATACTCTGAGTAATTAGACCATAGCTGGGTATTAGTTTCCTGTGTTGCTTCCTCTGCACCCTCACGCCAAGCCCCACCCCAAAGAACTTGCCCCCAAGGTTTTCTAACACCCTCAAATTTCTTTCCACCTCTTCCCCAAAACCCAGCCTTATCTAAAAATTTTGCCATCGGAACAGATGTTACCCCGACAACAAGACCAGATGGGATACCTGCTGTATACGCCGCAGACTCAGCAACTTCATCTACTATGAAATCAAATAAATCTTGCTCACTTGCATCAGGAAATTGAGAAGTTATTCTTGCCCTTACATCATTGTATAAAGGGGAATTTTTAATTCCTTCTGGATTTTGGTTTGCAAACTCAATGACATTATCATATGCATCACTAGCAGCCATAGTACCTTCAGCACCACCTGCCGTTAATCCCATGCCCAACATGCCTGCTCTCTTGGGTGACATTCCTTGCTTAACTAATTTCTTTGCTATCATCTTGGCAGGTAGTAAAAGACCACCAGAAGTAGCTACAGCAGAACCAAATAATTGTGTAATAGTGCCAAGATTAAAGTTGCCCAAGCCACTTGGCTTCCAATCATTTGGATCATCATAGGTAAAGAAAGAACGTGGCCCTAAAGCATCTGCCTTTGCTTCTTCATCCATCCCCCAATCTTTAAAAGACTTAGACTTTTCAACAGATTGTTCTTTTAACCACTTACCTGCTTTATATATTTCTGGATTATTAGTAGCCCTACCTAATGCTTCTATACCAAAACCTGCGACAGTACCAAAAAATTCTCCTGTATCACCCATAGCACCAACAACCGCATCTATCGGGCCAGTATTTGTAGATAAGAAATTATCCCAAGAAAAACCTTTTTGCTGTTGCGGTACATCTTGATAGTCAACTGAAGCAGGCAGATACCTGTTTTGTGGTTCAGGCATATCAGCTTCTTCACGCTGAACTTTACGCTCTGCCTGTTGTTGCAAGCCCCATTCTTTATTATCTAAAACTTGGATAACATCATCTTTTGTAAGCTGACCAGTATCAATAGCAGACTTAACTCCTTGCACATCATAACCAAATTGTTCAAGACGTTTCTTTTCTTCTTCCGTGAAATCAAGAAATCCAGAACTTAAAGATGTATCTCTGCCAGTATCAATGGAACTAAAACTATCTACCATTATTTCCAACCTCTTAAGGTTTTATATCTTCGGATTTGGCTCCATGTTTCATCAGGAACTTGGTTCTCTTTATTCTTCTTATGGATTGTATCCCACTTACTCAAGGTTGATTTAAAGTCATCCATCCCAGCTCGCCTTATAACACTCCCGAAATTCTCTCCATTCCAATTATATGCTGTTACAACAGCCATCCTAATATCCTCTTCAGTCCAAGCAAGATTCTTTTTAGCAACTGCTCCCCTTATTTTATCTTCCAATTTCTTACGAAACTCTTTAGATATCGCAACGCTATGTTTAGGATTAAACAGAAGCTCTATCTTTTCTTCTTCATTGGCAGGCTTTTCTTTTTTAACCAGCTCCTTCCAATAGTCTGTAGCATAAGCTGTCTTGGGGGTTAACTGCATCAACCCATAAGAGATAGGTATTTTTTCTCCATCTCTTAATCTATGTTCCATAACAACCCTGCCATTCTTTGTAACTTTCTTGCCGTCTTTCATTTTAGGTTTTAACCTATAACCGACTGCCCTTGCATCCATCGGAGCATTCTCTGTTTGAAGTATAAACTTAGTATCTTCATCAAGATTAGCTATAAAATTTGAATTGTCTTCTTCCCTTCCCCTATCTATGTCTGCTTTTACTTCAGCATCAAACATATCAGACGCTGACATTCCAGGACTACCCGACTTATCAGGGCCACCCATACCACCCATGCGTTCTTCCCTTTCCTTGTTCTGCATAGCCTCTATTTCCGCCGCAGAATATTGTTTGGGAGATTCTTTAGGGGCTTCTTCGATCATATTGTTAGAGGAAAAGCGAAAGCCACTAATACTTTTTTTGGTTTCATCAACAAACTCTTCCACTTCCTTAATTATTTCGTTATATTTTTTGTTTAACTTATCTGAGACAGATTGTTTTTTCTTATCAGATGGAGTTAATGGGCTAGCATCTGGGGCTAGATATTTAACTGTTCTAGTGTATTCATTATCTTTATATCTATCCCACCCAAATTCCATTGACCTGTTTGCTTCTTCTTCAGTAAGAGGTCTACCCTCACCAGCCATCTTACTACTTTCACCAAGCAAACCTTCTCTTGGAATATTAATCGGGCTTAACTCTATTCCAAATAACTTATTAGCTTCTTTCCATTCCTTATTTAACTGAGCAAGCTTTTTGTAAAGTTCATTTTTCTTTTTAATGGTTTTTCTTTTAATGAAATCCCATTCCTCTTTCGCTTTATTAACAGCTTTTATAGTACCTTTTGTAATAGATGCAGAGCCTTCAAGAGCTTTATCGCCAATAACTTTACTGCTTTTCTTTACATACGTTGTTACCTCATTAACTTTTTTCTCCACGTCTTGAAGATCAATGGTAGCATTGTTAATATTTTCAGAGGCATTTGGGGATACATACTTACTTGTTCTCCCATATTCAGGGTCGTTAAAAATATTAGCAGTCTCATCCGTACCACCCCAGCCAGAATCAGTTTGAGATTGTTTGTCTCTGAAATCTTGTGTTTGAACACCCCCTGTTACCACGTTAGACGTATCCCCTGTATACGCATCACTCAATGGCGGTGGGGAAGATTTTTTACCATATGGATACTTCTCATCTTTATCACCTAAACCTACAGAATCTAAAACACCTTGGACTTCCTCTTGAAACGGAGTCGCTGTAGTAGTCGGTTCTCTTGTAGCCCAATCTTGGTCTGTCCCATCTGCTGGAATTTCAAACATAAGAGCTTGCTTAATATCTTCAATAGCATTAGAATCATCACCGCTTAACAATCTGGAAGCCCAATCTGGAATTTGAGTATGATCTGTTGTTTCAACTCCATCTTTAAGGGTAGTCTTCGGTTGGTGCTTATCCCAATACATAATAGAATTATTTATTTTTTCTATCTTCTTAGAGTCTGGCCATCCTAAAGATTTATGATTGAAATTACCTAAAACTTTTCCCCACCTATCTGTAACTTCCTCTTCCATCTCCATCTGTTTAAGTTTTGGGTCGCCCTTCTTAGGCATTAAATCGTCTTTTTCTTTTATCTTAGAATCATATATCTCTAGTGCAGTTTGAAGGCTTGTTATTTCCCTTATGACAGCGTTGGAAGTAGTTCCACCATATTTCTTGTTGTTTTCAGCTAGGTTCTTTAGCTCTTGCAACCTAGCCCTAAGTTGATTGGCTTTTTCAGGTGTAAAATTTCCGCTTTTAATTTTCTCATCTTTTGCTTTATCAACAGTTTCACGAAGCTCTTCTAACTTCCTCACATGTTTTTGTAAATTCTTTTCTTCCGAAGCTGGTAGCTGACCATCATGAAGTGCTTTTTGCCTGTCCAACCATTTCTTTATAATCTTCATCCCTGTTTTTAATTGTTCTTCTGCCTCTTTACCCATCAAGCCAGTACCTATAAAATCCATATCTTTTGCAATTTCCTGATATGTCCTTAATACTGATGTATAATCTTTTATCTTAGCTGGGTTCGGCCTATTAAACTCCTCTGCCAATACTTCAGGGTGGTCTTTCAAAAACATCCATGCCTTATCTGTATCCCCACCAAACCTCTTATTAACCAGCTCTTTAAATATATTTTCATGCCCAGATTTTTTAAGGTCTTCAAAAAATTTCTTTCTGCCTTGTGTTAAACGCTCTTGTTTCCCATAGGCATTTCTTATACCAACCAAGTCTTCATTAATAAGATGCTCTTCCCTAGCACCAAGAAGGGTAACTAAAGCGGCGAGAGGATTGGTAGGATCAAGCTTGACTAAGTCTTGGACACGTTGTCTATTACTAGTTATCCTTCTATCGGCACGATTAGCGGCTAGAGCATATGCATTATTCCTTCCACTTCCACCTAGACCAAGTAAAAATTCAGCACCTTGAGGACTGCTTCTAAGTATCTCGTTTATATCATCTGTTCCACTTCTACTAGGTTGTGACGTAGTTCCACTATCATCCGTAGAAGGAGGGCTTCCTCTTTCGAGTGCATAAGGATTATTTGGTTGCTGTAAATTTACACCAGGCGTATTTCCTAACTCTTGTATTAGCAACTGTTCTGGGTCTACCAAATCCTGCAGACGAGGCAAATAATTAGTTGAACCATAATTTCTAATTGACATATTTTTTGATCCTTGACTTTATACTATATGCATGTATCATTAGATGGTTAACCTAATGAAAGGTAATGAAATGAAAAAAACATTCCTGTCTGTTACGTTCCTATTCATAATAAGCTGTGCATCTCCTGCAAAATTCCTTTGCCATCAACAAGAATACTGCGGTCAAGATGATTGGCAAAGTGCTATCAACAGCATAACCATCCCAAACTTCCCAAACGATAAACCATATCTTGGTGTTATATACAAAGACGACTTTATGAATGCTTGGGTTTCTACTGGGAATGAGATAAACATAACTGCCTATATGCTGTATGAATTAAAAACTAAAGCAAAACGTGCCGCTGTTGCCGCACATGAACTTGCTCATTTAAAACAAGGACATTATTATTCAAATCTAGGGTTGGCTATAATTGCCAACGCTCTTATTATTACAGGGGAACTGTATGTACCATACTCTTCCCAAGTTACAAATCCTATCGGCAGAATGGGACTCGCTGCTTTCAGTAGAAGCCACGAATCCGAAGCTGACCTACTTGCCATACAATATCTAAGGAAAGCCAACTATAGTAAAAAAGACTTTCTTGATCTTCTCTATTGGATGAAAGAAACGCTTCCAGAGCATTCCTTCGATCCACTCCTTAGAACACACCCACATATCAATGATCGCATCAAGGCTATTGAAGAACTGCCAGATGAACCAGAAACTTCTATTTACATTATGGCTTCTCATTAACCACCTACTTTAATTTCAGAACCTGGTGGTAAACTACCAAGTGGGCCTTTAGCTAAAGCTTTTTCTGCTTCTGTAGGCCATAACCTTGGAGCCGCTATACCTATTGCACCAAGTCCAAGAGCCGCATTACTCTGTTGTTTCTGCATCTGCTGTTCATATTGCTGATTCATTCCAGTTACTTCAGCCCTAAACTTGTTTAAAGCTAACTCATTCTGCTGTGCAGTAGAAGACTGTCTCAACCCTTCCTGTAATCTTCTTTCAGAATCCTGCATACCAAGATCAAATCTTGATGTTGCATCTTCCATACTAGAAGCCTGCATTAATCTAGTCAGCCCTTGATCTTGCAATGAACCAATACCCTTGGCATAATTAAGAACTCTATTATTAACATCGTTCCTGATAGCAAGCGTACCCTTCGCACGAACATCTTCAAGTCTTGCATTTAACTGAGACAATGCGTTACTACTACCAAGTCCACGCCTTGCCATAACCTGTTTAGCCCTAGTTCTCTCAGCTTCAATATCTGCATCAAGCTTATCTTCTTCTTCTTGAACCAATGTAGCTCTTAATATATCAAGCTCACCTTCTGTTGGCGGTGCATTCCTGTCAATGTAATCATCAATCTCAGCTTGGCGTTCATCAGTTCTGTCACGCCTAGTCTGTATTTCCATTAATCTGGTTTCATCTTCACCACGCCTTTGGAGTTCGTTATAAGCCTGATTCTTTTCATAGTCAGTACCATACTCAAGCATCTGCTCTAGTTCACCAGTAGGTCTTCTTCCAAAAGATTGCTGTTCGGTAAGTTGACCTTGCTGTTGTGCAAACATTCCACTATAGTCAGGGGCTTCTGGTGTCTCCATAGAATTTGCATAAGCCAGCCCTGCTCCAGTAATAAGAGAACCCATAAAACTTGTATTTGCTATAGGAACTAACGCCTGTGACAGAAGACTTGCTCCCTTGCCAGCTACCAATGCTCCTGTTTTGGCAGTAGTAACGCCTGTCGCTAAACCAGCCGAACTACCTACCCCCAAAGCTGCGCCAGCCGCATAAGGAGCGGCTATAGCCAAAGCCATTGGGACAATCATTTTCCCTGCATCACCACCCATAATATATCTCCTAACTTAAGCTACCAGTAAAACCACCGCCAACTTGTCCTGCGGGGTCTTGACTGCTTTTCTTGGGAGTACCACCTAATGCGGCAACTATTGCACCTTGATTCCCAAATTGGTTAACGGATTCTTGGAACCTAGAAGCAGCCAATCGTCTATCTGTTTCAAAATCTCTAAAAGCAGCGTTACGTTGATCGCCAGTTTGAGCATCAGCAAGCTTGGTTTCAAATGATCTATTAGCACTATCCATTGAATTACGAAATGAAGCCCTAGCTGATTCAAAACTTCTACCTCCTCTAATATCAGAAGCGGCATTATCCAAGAAACGCTGTTGGTCAGATATCCTGTTTTCTGCCATTCGTCTTGACGTATCAAACAAATCTGATCTGCTGGCATCAGCATATCCTCTAGCCTGACCAAGTATTCCCTGACCAGAACTAGACATGCCCAATCCCCTAGCCGCATTTCTTTGCCTAATGTCTTGGAGCGTATTAGCCAACTGGGTATCTAAAATACCTGATTGCACATCCCTAGCCGCATTAGCTTGACCGTATATGTTCTGACGAAAATCATCAGTAATTCTATTTTCGTCTAGAAATCTTTCTGCGTCCAAACCTCTTTTTCTTTCTAGTTCTAGTCTTGCGTCTTCTTGAGCTTTCATTTGTGCTTTTATTTGCACCATTGGATCGGGTGCTGCTGGCTTTGAACCGCCCATCTTCTTTCTCCTTGTTCTTTAAATAGTTTTCTCTAGTAAGACCATATATATTAATAGGACTAAGCTTGCCTTCTATTAGCAACCTATCTTTTAACTCGCATTCTTTTACAAGACCGCTTCTCTTAAAATGTCCTAACAAAAAATTATTAGGATGTAGTATGTACCCTTCTAACTTGGTTGCGGATTTTTCTTCAAACACAAAGTGCTTAACAAAATCCATCGACTTCTTCCCATATCCTTTTCCAAATAACTTTCTTGATAATCCACCATGTATGGCGTATATCATCGGATGAAAAGAAACCGCTTCAAGTATTAAAAACCCTGCTCTCTCCTTCTTATAAAACCCTATCCATCCACACCCACTTACTTGCATGTATTGTGAGTAGAGTGCTATTGCTACACTTTCATCAAACGCCTCAAAATAAGTCCTGCTCGCAATAAAAGGATCACGCAAATACTTGAGAACAAATTCATAATCCTTTTCAAAATGACCAAATGGAGCAAGGAAAGAATCCTCGTCCAGCCAAATCCTTCCAACAGAGTCTGCTTCGTACATAAACCCTTATGTTTTTAAAGTACCTAATAGTTCAACACAACTTATGCTTGTTCTAGGAGGAAGAATAGTGGAAGCCTGTTTCCCCCTCTTGATACAATCACGCTTATTCATATAAGTTTCTAAAACTGTAATTCTTTCAACAGACATAGGGCCATTAAATACAATGAATATTAATATCCACATATCTATTTGTCATATCGAACCCACTCGCTAATCTTTATAGGTAATGGTTCAAGTATATATTCGTAAGCACTCCTAACAGACTGAGTGATAATTCTTATTTTTCGCTCTAATGGATCAAACTGAATCTGGTTACAATCTGAACGAGGAACTATTTCTTGAATGCGAAACAGATACAGCCTTTCATTCGCATACTTAACTATCATTAGCCTGTTCGGTTGAGGATAATAGTCTCTAATCTCCATCGGTGATGGAACCACTTTGTAATCATCGTAATCTTTTGCATCAGTTCTCGTACAAAACATGAGAAACATGGTGATTAAAACCATTACCCCAAATATAATCTTCCAAGAGTATCTTCTCATCACATCTCCCTGCATTCTTCAACCTGCCTTAACAGATTACGCTCTGTCTCGTAGCGTTCCAGCAACCATGCCCTGCTGACTTCGCAATTAGCGTTTATGTCCTCTGGGCATTCCAACACCCTTTCGCTTGGGATTATGACGCTTTGCTTCCAACCGCAACTTGTCAAAAGCAAGAGTAAGAGCGTCATCATCCCCTTTAGCGATAGCGTTATTAACTTCTTTAACATCTGCCTTCCAATCACTATAACTCCTAGCTTTCTTACGCTTAAGAAACCAAAGCAATATTCCCAGAGCTGCAGATATTGCCTGAAACATTACTTCCTCTTCCTATCGTGTCCCATCTTCCAAGTACCCATGCCAGTAATACCAACCATACCCCACATCTCTGGAGTGAAATGGTGATAACCCATCATCTGACAAGCCATCATTCCCATCGCCGCTACCCAACAGACATAAGTTTTATACCCTGGCATAAATCCGTCAATCGCTGCAATCAAACCACCCATCATCTTGCTCATTACTCGCTCCTTAGTTTTAAGTTTTACTTCAATCCCATCCACGCAATCATAGTACCAAACGCACCCACCATTAATAGCCACATCTTATGGGCTGTAGATTGTGAAGTTTCAATCCGATCAACCCTTATATTTAAACCTTCACGACCATTCCCATATAAAGTCTTATGATGATCCTGAACATCCGCTTGAGTAACCTTTAGAGAAGACCGAGTTAATAAAATATCTGTATGCATCTCATTCAATTTGTCTAATATATCTTTCTCTGCCACAAGTCACCCCTTGAAATGCTTATTAATCATCATCAACATATCATCATACTTAGCGACTTCTTCCATCTCTTTGGAGATAGTCTCTATGTAATCGGGATGATCTGCAACACCTACATTATTCGTAATCATATTTTCGATATTCATTTTATGCTTCTCAATTTGCCCTACATAATAGGCTCGTAAGGCTGTCAATAATTGTTCTCGCATCTTAATTTCCTTTTTTTAGTTTAACTTCAACCGCTTGCACTGCGGAGGCTTTACTCTTTTCCAATTCGTTGCATCTAATGTGGAGTTGGCTAACATCCTGTTTATATTCTTTTCTATCTATCGAACTCAGCCTCAGTTGATCTAATCGTTTATCCAGACTGTCTATCTTCTGTGTCAGCCGATTCACCATCCAGCCACCTATGGCTGTGAATAATACCCAAGCATCATGGAGTAGATTTTCCACGACTAACCTTTCGGATACCTACTTTTAATTTCATTTATCGCATCAACCCAAGTGGTAGTACCATCTCTTTTATCGTCAAACTGCATTTCAAACTGGTTGAGTTGATCGTATTCTGCTTTGCGTTTTCGAGCGTATTCTTGGCTGTCGTACTCTATATGGAGTTTAGCTATTTCAGCATTAAGTTCAGCATCAGTAGGTTGTGTGGTTGCATTATCAGTAGACCAATGTATCTCATCACCAAAGATTGACCACTTCTCATCTGGTCTTAATGATTTTAAAGCGTCTCCGATTGTAAATTCCATTTATAACTCCTAGTTCGGTGATAATTCCATAATCAATATACGAGGACAACTAATGTAGTAATGACTTGATGTTGGGGATACATTATAATATGATATTACTTTATAAGTTAATTCACTCGTAGTTCCTGGGTTATCTATGTGCATCATATACCACGATTCTTGTTGCCCACTTTGAGCGTTAGAAGCAGGGCCAGCAACAGCAATCAAACCAACGTGAACTTGAGTAGCACCTCTATAAAATGCACCATAAAAATAACCATCTGATGTATCTTCGTGAGAAATAGCCATACTAAATTGCAAAAGAATTGTAGAATCACTTGCTGTTGGCGTGAAAGTCGTACTTAAAAATTCAGTAGAATTTGTTATGCTATTATTATAAGTCTGTGGATGTGTCCCTGCGGCTAATTTATGTTGTAATATTTTACCACCACTAATCCCTGTCAAACTTGCACCACTTATCGCTGGTAAAGCACCAGTTAGCTTGGAAGCTGTCAGCCCTGTTATCTTACCGTCAGCTATTGACCCTGCTAGATCATCATTGGCGACACATCCATCAGGCAATCCACCAACAGATACCCCTGTAATCACTCCTGTCCCACCGTTTAAAGTTATAGCCATCTAGTTATCTCCTTTCGGATATTTCTCTTTCACTGCCAAACAGTCAGCGATATATTTTTCCACTTGCTTTTTATCTCCCTTTACTATGCCATCTAGGTAGTCGGTCATAGGGGGATACTCTGCTTTGCGTTTTTCAACGTAAGTTTTAGAAGCCCAATCTTGTTCTTCTAACCATTTACTCATAGTTGCAAAATCAGTTTGCCCAACTTCTATATCATCTTCAGAAATACCAGCATTGACAGCGTTTTGAATCATTGTTGATGTTTCATTAGTTCCCGATTCTATTATTTTCCCTGTCGAAATTTGTTTTACATAATCCATATTATTATCCTATACAAAGGTAACTAATTTGCATTGTTCCTGATGGGCTTCCAGCTTTAGTCCAAGTTAATGTAAATCCATCTGAACCAAAAGTTGTAACTTTTGCTGATTGATTCACACCTAATGCTGTACGAAAAGAAATAGATTGATCTACTCCACCAGTATAAAAAACTTGTAAAGTGTCGGCTGTAGTATCGTGGTCGTCTGCAATACAAAAGCTAAAATCAGTCGATAAATCTACTGACCAACCCCAAGAAATTTGTTGAGTTCCAGTTTTTCCACCACTAAAATAGACTGCTTTTGGCTGAAATCCTACTCCAGTAATTGCTTGTGTTCCTGCACCAGCCGTTAAATCTCTTGTCGTATGTCCAGCAAAAATAGATGTTCCAATCCCCGTAAGATTAGCACCACTAACCGCAGGGAGTGTTGCAGGAAATCTTGCATCAGGTACAGTTCCACTTGCCAAGTTGGTAGCATTAAGAGCAGTCAATCCAGAGCCACTCCCTGCTAAATTATGCCCTGCTGTAACGGTGACTGTCGTGCCTGACTGCCCCTGTATGGTGTCGGCAGAAATTTTGGAGTTCGCTCCGTCTAAATCTAGTTGTGGCATTAGCTATTTCCTTTCGGATATTTGTTTTTTACTGGCAAAACCATATCAGCTTTCCATT